TGCCGCACTCGGTCGCACCAACTTGAGCGCCTTTCATGAACACGACTCGCTCGATGGTCGAGGAAGGCGAGAGGCAGTCCATGATCTCCTGAAGGTACGGCGTGCGGCTGGTTCGCCACGAACCCGGCTCCGCAGACGCGCGCGCGGAAAGAATCCGATATTCGTCGGACCATTCGGAGACGGTAAGCAGAGGGTCCGGGCGCAGGCTCGCCGCCGCCGCAGTCCGGCAAATCTCAATTACCGTTGGTGAGGCTGTCTGCAATTCCATTGAGAGCGTTCCGAATCTCGGTCGTCAGAATCTCGTGAACTTTCTTCTCATCGGTTTCGGCGGCAAGCTGCGCGGAGACCCGATCCGCGATGTTCAGCACTCCGTCCCGAATGATTCGCGCCTCGTTAAAGTGCGCTACCTCCACCTCATCACGTTTGAGCAGTCTCCCGGAGCGCTCCTCAAAGTCGAGACGTCGCAGCTTGGCACGGTAAATCATTTCGGCTACCCGAGCTTGCGCAAGGCTGGTGGGCTGTTGTCCCGAATGATCGAGTACGCCCCGAGGCGGAGCGTCGTGTACTGTGTTGCCAGGTTCGACCGATACCGGGTGATCATCCAAAACAGCATCGGTTGCTGCCACGTCCACCTTGCCGTTGCGCATCACCAGGACACCTTCCTTGCCCAACTTACCGATGTACTGGCGGCTCGTCCCGCGGTGCCGCGCATATTCCGCCTGGCTCATAACTCCCCGTGCTTTATCCATGGATCGCCTCCTCCGTTTGTCAACCAGCTTGTCAACCTGTCAACCAACTTTTTGCCCTGTCGCTAGCGAAATCGTGCCACTGACTCACCCTCGGCTGGAGAGGTTCAGGAAGGACCCAAGACGCTAAGCCAAGTCGCGTGAACCGCGTCGGGATTACGCTCGGCTAATCTCAAATCGGCGCGCGCGAGTGTATACCAAGCCGAGCTGCGAGTTGGTCAAACTGGCGCTTTTGAATGGCAGGAGGAGTGCGAGTCGGTGGCACTATACCAAAGATCGTCTTCAGTTCCGGATCAGTTATCGCGGAGGGGTTGTGGAGGTTGACGTTTAGAGGCTTACAGACAAGGAATGCTCCGCACTTGCGTCTCCGAAACTGGTATCTCAAATCCCATGTGTGTACGTCATCCCTACTGCGATCCGTGTGATCGATTCCGAGAGGCCCGTTTTCTCGGATCAAGCAATTACTCGGCACCGGACCGAATCTCAGAGCATTAGCCGACGCTCCGGATGCCCGTGTAGGAAATGGTGTTGCTCCCGATGACGATCGCTCGGGCCATCGCAGTCACCGTGGCGGCGATGCCGTCGATCCGTTTTGACGAAGTATCCCTCGGCGGTTTCGCCGGTTTGGCGTTGTCGCCGCCGTCGGTCACCAGGGCCATGCAGGAGGCGTTCCAGTTCAGGATCGGGTGGTTGCCGTGGGCGAGCTGCCTGTTCATGTACAAACCGATGAGCCGTTTCGTGGCCTCGGTCAACCCACCCATCGTTTGCGGGATTTGCACGCAAAGGAATCCTTCCGGAACGAGCAGCAGCTCCGCGGCTGATTTCGCCCCGCCCCATTTGTCAATGCAGACTTCCTGCACATCGAACATTCGGGACGCCCACTTGACCTTCTCGAAAACGTCCGCGACGCTGATCTCCGCGCCTTCGCTAGTTTCAAGGAACCCGCGCCGCACCCAATCGGACAGGGGTGCCCGGGTTCTCCTTTCGAGGTCCGCGATCCGGTCCTTCGGCAGCCAGAAGAAGAGCAGCACCTTCCATTGCTCGTCGTCGGAGAGCGGCGGGAAGACCAAGGACACCGCTGCCATATCGGTCGTCCACGCGAGGTCAATCCCAGCCACGCAAGTCCTGCCGGCGAGCTTCCATCTGGAGATCAGCAACTCCACATCATATTCCCGCCAATTGCGAAGATCCTCGCCTCCTCCGCCTTCGCACCATAGCCGCATATCGATGATCGGCGTTCCAGTGGACACGACGGGCACGTTCAGGTTTAGTCGAACGAAGTCAACGTACTTTTCGGGACGATTGCATGCCTCTTTCATTTCCGCCTCAATGGATGAGTCTGCAAGAAAACCACCGTTGTCCTCATGGCTTGGATTAGCTGCGACCCGCGCCTCGCGGCTTTTCCAATAATCCTCTTCGGTCTCGATGCGTTTTGGGTCCGCCTGATAGATGGCCGCGTAATAATTCGGGTCTTCTATGCTGCCATCCCGAACATGCCGAGCATATTCGTATTCGCGAGCCCAGAGCGGACACTCCTGTTCATCGCCGCTCGTGGTGGTCTGAATCATGAGAGGCTCTCCAGTCTCGATACCGTTGATGACCGGCGCGCGGGAGATCATGCCTTTTAGAAGTACCGTGCGCACCGTTTCGGCCTTCTTGCGCGTGAAGCGGTGAAGTTCATCGAACATGAGCAGGCTGGGGCGCTTGCCATCCTGAACATCGCCATCGGCCGACAGAACAGCGTACAGTCCACCATGATCTCTTCGCACAATCCGCTTGGTACTTTCCAGAACCTTCAGGCGGTCGCGAAGCGCGGGATTCGCTTCCACCAACATGGCCGCAGCTTTGAAAACGATCCCGGCCTGATCCTTGGCGGAAGCCACGCCATAGGCCTCGGGTTGTGGCTCCGATTCCATCAGCAGGTGGTAGATGGGGAGCCCGCCGAGCAGGAAACTCTTGCCATTTTGTTTAGCGACGGAAATGTACGAGCGCCGGTACTTCCGCAATCCGGTCGCGGGATCGACGGACCCATACAGATCGCGGAGGATTTTCCGCTGCCAATCCTGGAGGCGATAACCGAGGGGAGGGTAGAGAACTCGCTCGAAGAAGCGCTCGATCTTGCAGGCCCGGCATTGAAACTTACCGTTGGTTGAGCGGGTCTCGCACCAGGTTTCCGCATCGCAATAAGCGCAGGTATTAAACTCGTAATTGGACACACGATTAGGCAATGGCCCTGTCGAGCGGATCGGCCGCGCCTCCGAAGGAGCCGGTCGTCTGCACGCGCGTGCTTGAGCTCGGCGTCAATCCGAACTCGCGTTGCTGGACATTGATGAGCGCTTCCAAATCGCCGATAGTATTTCGGAGGCGCCGGCCTTCGGGTTTCATCAGGAACGCCGTCAGTCCATTTCCCGCCGGCAGGATTTGCGCGAGCGTGGGTTTCTTCCCCGCCGGATGCGAGCGATATGCCTTGAGCCGCTCCTTCAGTTCGCCCCGGGCCTTCAGTTCGATCTGCCGGGCCATCGTCCTCATTCCCTGCTTCAAGTGGTTCAGTTCAGCCGAATTCTCGCAGAGTCTAGCCAGGGCTGACCCGTCTACCAGCCGGAGGACCCCGGCATGGGCCATCTCGGAGATATAAGCATCCCAAATCTTCCGGCCCGCGGCTGTCATGCCAGAAGGCCGGTCCGGGATGCCGGACAGGTAATTGGGCTCATTCATCGCCAAGGGGCGATGGCCAGGTATGCCTTCAAGCTTGCGGATCGCGGTCGGTTTTGGAGGGAAGCCACGAACACCCATTATGCTCGCACCTCCGCTTCCTGGAGGCGTCCGAACTTCACTTGCTCGAACGTTGCACCGTGGCCTTCGAGGGTGGCCTCCTTTCCGGCGAGGTTCTGCCAGCGCTGCACGATTACGTCCACGTACTTCGGATCGAGTTCCAGTCCGTAACAGACGCGTTCCGTCAACTCGGCTGCAGCCAATGTCGTTCCGCTGCCCAGGAACGGGTCATAGACCAACTCACCCGGCTTAGTGTGATTCAGGATCGGCCGCCGCATCAGCTCGACCGGCTTCTGGGTAGGGTGATCGAACTTGTCCTCTTTTGAGCCGCCCATGATGAACTTCGGCGAGGGCGAATCCCAGATGGTCGAGTTCTCCCCGGCCTTTCCGAACCACGGAGCGTTTTTCTTCCTCACGTACCAGCACGGCTCATGCTGATACCAGTAATGTGTTCGGGTGAGAACGGTCCGGCCTTTGTTCCAGATGATCTGCTGCGGATACAGAAAGCCGATGCGCAGTAAGCCGTTGAGGACCTCGCGGGTGAACACCGAAGCGTGCCAAACATAGGCGACCTCCAGACTCGGAACCAAAGCAAAGGCGGCAGACCAGTCGGCACGTGTATCGCCGGAGATGCTAGTCTCGTGATGCCCCTCGGTGCGATGCTTCATGTAGCTGGGCTCGGCGGGCCCGGCGCCATTCAGGCCGGCGCGGTCACGCCACTCGGAATCAAGCTGGATTCCATACGGCGGATCGCACACCATCAGGAAGGGTCTACTCTCGCCCAGGAGATGCGACACGGCCTCCTGGCTCGTTGCATCTCCGCACAGCACCCGGTGTGGACCGCAGAGCCAGACATCCCCAGGCCTCGTTACCGGAACCTCCGGCACTTGCGGAACTTCGTCTTCAGCCGGATTCGCGGGCAGCGTGAAAGCGTCGATCTCCCGCGTATTGAACCCGGTCAGCCCGAGGTCGAAGTCCATGCCCTTCAGTTCCAGCAACTCCGATTGAATCAGATCGTCAATCCAATCCGCTTCATCGTGAGTCCTATTGTCGGCCAGCCGGAGCGCTTTGATTTGGGCCGGACTGAGATCCGAGGCCACATGCACCGGGCACTCGGTCAATCCAATGGCCTTTGCGGCCGTTCGGCGAAGGTGCCCGATGACGATCACGCCGGCCGAATCCACCACGACCGGCTGCCGCCAGCCGTACTCCTTAATCGATGCCCCGACCTTTGCTACTGCGGAGTTAGACCACTTCCGGGCATTGCGCTCGTAATCAATCGGGCGGTCGATCGGCCAAGTCTCAATAACCATTGCCAAAACTCCTTTTTCCTTTGTTTTCATCAAAATCACTTTTTAGGAAAAGTCGGGATTTTTCGCGGATGGGCGCGCGCTGGTCTACACGCCAAAGCTGTAGAGATTCGAGGTACCCTACCCCAATGCATATCGCTCACTCGCCTCGCATCGTTCTCTTCGAGTGGCAATCGTGACAAAGAGCCATGCAGTTCTCTTCTGCGTATTTCAGTTCGGGGAAGTCCCGAAGTTTCTTGACGTGATGCACTTCGGTCGCTGGCCGCGGGTGATTTGGCGGGCAGTCTTCGCAGAGAAAATGGTCGGAAAGGAATACTGTACGGAACCTCTGCCATCTTCTCCCATATCCACGAGACGACGCGGATCCTCGGAACCTTTCTCGTTCGATCCTGTGCGCCTCGCACCGGCCGGTATCCGTCAGGCTTGCGCATCCCGGTTCGGCGCACGGCTTCTTCATTCAACTGAGCATCTCCCCAAGGTCCGTGCATCGCAGAGCAGTCGCGGCCATGTACGTCACGGGAGCAATCTTCCTTTCCCATCCGCATCCTTGTTCTGTCACTCTAATTCTTCCTGAAGCAGCAACTCTTCCCAGACCCAATCCGAGATCACCAGCTCGATGCCACGTTTATCCGGATGCCCATCGCGCAGCAACTCGGCAAGGCTCGTTTGCTCGGCACGGGCCCGCTCGATCCGCTGCTCTACGTCAATCATCGCTTTTCATCAGTTGTGCTGCCCGCAGGCCGATGATCATGCGCCCAATAAAGATCTGGAATTACCTTGCAATGTGTTTGCAGCAGAGCGATTCATGTGATCGAAATGCAGGACGCCAACACAAACTAAAAGGAGACCGCATATGAAAACTTTCACAATCGATAGCGACAACAACATCACAATTTTCGCTTCCGAAAAGCAGGCCAAGGCCACTGACGCAACGGGCACGGAGGCTTTTACTTCTCAGGAAGAACTCACCAAGCTTGCTGCCGAATGGCCGGGCGGTCGCCTGGTCGAGATCTGGAACAGCCTGACGGGGGTGGACCCGGTCAAGAAGTTTACCGACCGTAAGACCGCCATCGCCCGGATCTGGAAGGTTATCCAGAGCCTACAGCCCGCGAGCGCGGAGGCCGAAGAAACAGCGGCCCCTGCGCACGACGTTGGCACACGGCGCGCCGCTAAGAAAAAGGCGACCACGAAGACCAAGACGTCCAAGAAAGCCCGCCCTGACGCCAAAGGGGTGCGCGAGGGCAGCAAGACGGCCATCATTCTGGATCTGATTCGCCGACCGAAGGGAGCTACGATCGAGGAACTCATGGCTGCCGCCGGTTGGCAGGCCCACAGCGTGCGCGGATTCCTGAGCGCGGTGGTCGGCAAGAAGATGGGACTCAAACTGAAATCCAGCAAGCGCGAGGATGGCAAGCGCCTGTATCAGATCGCTTCGTAACCGGATCAACCATTTCAAAGCTTCAGGCCGCCGGGTTCCGCTCGGCGGCTTTTTTACTCCGCTAATTCCGGGTGGTGGGCCACTTTCCGAGATGGGGACTTCTGGATCGCTTGTCTGGCTGTCGATTCCGTGGTTATTTCTTGGTCCTGTCGCGTTCACGCTCTTCATAAGGCGCTTTCAGATCATTCCCGAGGAGCGCGTGATGAGTTCAAAGTTTGGCCGGGAATACGACGAATACCGGAAGCGCGTTCGCCGGTGGCTGTAAGGAAACACCGACGGCGCATTCGTTTGTGTTATCCGGATGACCCACCATCTAATTTCGGCTGAACGCCCATGTCTGACAAACGCTCCAAAGCAACCGCCACGAACGGCGGAGACAGCTCCATCGCGTAACAGATCCGCCCCAGACTTTCCGCTGCGACGAGTTGGGTGCCGCTCCCGGAGAACGGCTCATAACAGAGATCGCCCTTTGCCGTGTGCTGGCGGATCGGGATTGCAAAAAGTTCAACGGGCTTTTGGGTAGGGTGGTCCGTGGTCTCGCCCGGAGCCTGCGTCGGGAAAGACCAGACCGTCGGCGGATAATTCTCCGCGATTCGCTTGGGCTTGTTTCCCTTCACCCACCCGAACAAACACGGCTCGTGCTGCCACATATACCAGCAGCGCGTCAGGATGGGCCGGTCCTTGGCCCAGATAATCTGCTGGTGAACAAAAGCGCCGTTCTTCTCCCAAATTGACTCGAGGAATGCCTGCTTCTTGCTCGCGTGCCAGCAGTACCACGCCGCGTGGTCTGTGATCGCGTGCTGGATCGCCGCCTTCACGAAACCATCGTAGAGCGCCTCGCCATCGATGGGACTGTCGACGTCGGTGTACTTATCCGACCAGTCTTTGTTCTTCCGGCGCTTGATCTCTTCGCTGTCGTTCCACTTGTGCGGGTGATTGGTTCCGTCGTATGCGACGAGGTAGGGCGGGTCCGTTGCAAACAGGCACGCCTTTTCGCCGTTCATGAGTCGCCGCACATCATCGGGATTCGTACTATCACCGCAAAGCAATCGGTGCTTGCCGATCTCCCATAGCTGCCCGGGGGCCGTCTGCCACTTCTTCTGAAGCTGAGCGGCATTGTCAATCAGAGGACCAGGATTATCCTCAACGATCTCCTGGCCGGCGCCGGGCGCCAAGCTCTGTAGCAAAGCGGAAACTGCCTGATCACTGACCTCGAGTTCTCCTACGAGACTGGCCAGCAGGTCCTCGTCCGTCACCGCCATCGCGCTCAGCGGGTCGAGTGTGGCGAGGATCAAGGCTTCTTCCTTCTCGCTGAGATCGACGTAAACCACCGGCACGCGCTCACCCGCCTTGATCGCCAGTGCCACCCGGGCGTGCCCATCGACTACAAAACCGGTCTGTTTATTGACGATTACATCCTGGACCCATCCAACCTGAGACAGCACTCCAACCAATGCATCCTGCTGATTCTTTGGATGGATTCTCCAATTCTTGGGATTAGCCAGCAATTGCTCGGG